TTCGTACTTACTAGCCATAGTTATTTGAATGTTCCGCCATTTAGTTGAATTTCAGTGATTTCTTCTTTGGTGGACTGGCGAGATACTACTATTGTCTGAAGATCCTCGATTCTGAGCAGTAACTTAGTGATATCTGCGTGTAAATCCTTGGCGTCATTCAAACTCATCGTGAAATCTCGCGTTCCTCTTGCTTCAAACCCTTTCAATCGTTCAATAAATTTAACAATGTTGGATGACATTATCGTGCCACGAACTGTGATAGCTCTGGAGGACTCCAGTTATCGGGTTTTAGGACTTTGCCATCTTCACGCTTGATCACCTTGCCGGTAGTAGCGTCAATTTTGGAGAGATTTGATCGCATGACTTCGTTCCATGCTCCCTCGCCTGCTGCGCCCATTGAATGAATCGCTCCAACCGTTACTACCAGTATGTCCTGAAGTGCGTCGAGAATTTCCACTCGATCGTCGATCGCAACTGCGTCTGCCAGCTCTGTGACTTCCTCGCCAATCAACCGTACATACATGGTGAACTGCTGCTCGTTGAACACATCCACCGTTTGATCGCAGGCGACCATGAACGTTTCTTGGTCTTTGAATACATTAGTCATTTTTTTCTACTTCCTCTTTGGTATGATATGGTCCTTTGAATGGATAGCGTTCTAGTAAAATCAATTTAGGGCAAAGCATAGTCACCCATTCTTCGTCGCGCTTGATGGAGAACCATCCAGCGGCGTGCCAGCACTGACTAGACTTAGTTTCAGTGAATAGTGGCAAGCGTTTGTTCAGATCCCAAACAGCGTTATGCGCTTCTCCTTCTACTGGGTATCCATGAACTCCAGTTTCAGTGGGAGAACATTCTAACCTGGTTATAGTTTCAAACTTGATGTCTAGATTTTTTTCAAGACTTCGTATGGTCTTGAAATGTGTTACATTGTTGTTGATTTTTAGCTGGTATCCATTATCCAACGCTTCAACATTGCCAATCTTTACGTTGTCCTGTTGGAGAATCCAAAATCGTTTGTCGACGACTGGTTTTGCTATAATTGTCATAACTCTTCACCTGTGTATGTGGCACTTAGCCATTTAGCGATCTGCGCTGCTTGATCGCTCAACTTGTTTAGCTCAAACTTCCCACAAAATTTCAAGTATTTTGAGCCTACTTGTCCCACATCCTTGTGTGATATCTGATCCTTAATTGATTGATCTACCGCTTGCTTTACTTCCTCTGGCTGTGCAGTGAGATCGACCAATATTCTGTTTCGTTCGTAATCATCCAGAACTCTGTGTTCGACTCCATCTGGGTCTGTCCAACGCTGGAGCATCATGTTGTTCCATGCGAACCCTTTCTTTGTTCTGTCCTCAAACGCTTCCTGAAGTCCTACCTTGTTCTTTGAACCTTTAGTTCTCACACCTGGATACGCCGAGAACACGTTATCGGACGAATCACCTCGCATGATCTTTTCAAAAAGCAACCATTCAGGGTTAGGTATTGTTTTAGGTTCTTTGGTCTTTTTATCTACGATGACTTTGCCTCGTTCATCGTAGACACCGGTAATGGTCAAAAGTTCATCAGTTATACCATTGTATTGGCTTACGTTTTCGTCCAGTAGCTGCACAAAATCAGTGTCGCTCGACACAATGATATGTTTGTCGTGTGGATGAAGTGCTATCCAACGTGCAATAACGTCGTCACCTTCTGCGGTCGGACACCTGATGACCGAACAATTTGTCTTTTCTTGGAGGTATTTAGTCAATTCGTCATACGTTTCCCAGAACAGCTGATCCTCTTCTTGGGCAGCAGCGTTCATCGCTGAACGTGCGACTGCTCTGTTTCTTTTATAGGGTGCGTAGAAATCCTTTCTCCAGCTGTGTCCTTCTAAGCAGAATACAACATGATCTGGGTTAAAGCGTTTTGCCATCTTGTTGGCGGCTGTTAGCGTGATGTGAAGGGCCATTCCCACTTTTGCCCACGCGTCTGCTCCACGTGATGCTCCATGTCTTGCTCGGAAATACAAATTCGCAGTATCCACTATTAAGTATGTTTGCATGCTATCTCCATTGGTATAAGTCATAATAGCATATTTGAAAAGGTTGTCAACTCATTTTTAGCGTAAGCCATACTGCCAATTCTGGATTATCGATCTTGACTTTCAAGTAAGTGGAGTACGGCTCGATACTCCATCCTACTCCACCTATCATGTTATGCAGCCAGAATTTTTTTGGTCCAACTACGTTTTCGAGTAAGTCAACTATTTCATGCACAGGCCTGTCAATTCGAAGTGTGGTCATTATGATACCTCGCTTCTCCCGTTGCCGATATCACGTTTCTTTACCACTCTGCTGTTGTCGATTCCCATTGCTTCATATTGCTCAAAGGTTTCAAGGACTACATGTCTACATACGGCAGTGAACCAACGATCGATGATTTCTGCGTCAGTATCAGTAGGCTTCATTTGATAGCCCGCTCTCACGAGATTGGCTACCATCTTATCGTTCCAGTCAAACTCAAATGAGCCCTCGTGTAGATTTTCTGGATTTACATCCATATTGACGATCTTGAAATATGGTTCTCCATTGGCAGTGGCAAGTTCTTTTTCAGAAGGAACTTGCCTCTTTTTAGGAGCCCGAGGTTTTTTGTTTTTTACCTCGGGCTCCTCCACTGGAGGCTTAGATTTTTTCTTCAGCCATCCAAACATTTTTTCTCCTTAGAATAAGTCTAGTCTTTCCCACGGAAGATGATCCTTACCAAAATGCCCGTAGTTGGTCGTTTGGGTGTAGATCGGTCGGAACAAGCTGAACCTGTCAATGATGCCTTTAGGCGTCAAATCCACGTTCTCGCGTATCCACTGGGTGCGATCTCCATCGTATCCATGTTCCGTAGATACGTAAAGGCTCATTGGTTCAGCGACGCCTATCGCATATGCCAACTGTACCTTCGCTTCTCTGACCTTGCCCGTTGCGACTATGTTCTTCGCCAGATAACGCGCCATATACGCTGCACTCCGATCAACCTTCGTTGGATCTTTACCGGAAAATGCTCCGCCACCGTGAGGTGCGTAGCCGCCGTAAGTGTCGACTATGATCTTGCGTCCGGTTAGCCCCGCGTCTCCATCTGGCCCACCTATAACAAAACGTCCAGTTGGGTTGATGAGGAACGACGTTCTCGGAGTGATAATAGTATCAGGAATGACCTCTCGAATCAAGTCTTCCACGATCTTTCGCAGCTCCTCGATGCCGATAGAGTCGACATGTTGCGTACTACAAACGATCTTGTCTGCATGCGTCACGTTCCCTTCGTCGTCATACGCCAACGTCACCTGCGCCTTAGCATCAGGTCCAAGTACGTCGAACCCAGCTCTCCTTGCGTCTGCCAAATACTTGACAATCTGATGACTGTAGTAGATGGCACTCGGCATATAGCTTTCGTTCTCATCGATCGCATAACCGAACATGAGACCCTGATCTCCTGCTCCAAAGTTGTCTGTACCTAACGCAATGTCAGCACTCTGCTGGTGAAGTAGGTTGGTTATTTTCAAAGTACTCCAGTTGAACCCTTCCTGCTCGTAGCCGATATTCTTGATGACTCCACGTATGGTAGCATCTACCTCTTCTTCCTGAAGTTCGCCCTTGTACTCGCCTGCAATGACTACCTGGTTGGTTGTTACCAAAGTTTCACACGCACACCTAAGAGCAGGGTTTTCTTCTCTCATAATCAGGTCCAATACTGAGTCGCTGATCAAGTCGGCGACCTTATCGGGATGTCCCTCGCTAACGCTTTCGCTAGTAAACAAATAACTCATATTTCTCCTTTCTATTTGCTCAGTTCATTAAACGCTTTCCAAGTTTCAGCGTCAAGTTTTACAGGTATAATTTGCTTCATGCCTTCCTCGAAGGAGCGTGGAGCGTATTCTGGCATCAACTGTCTGAGCCTACCTATGTCCGGAAATCTTCGCTTAGTCGATCCGGCAAGCCCATCTTTTAGCTTCCACTCAATCCCCTCTTGTCCCATCGCTCTAGCAATGATGTTCACGGCCTCAAGGATAGGCGTCTCGGTGTCGTTGCCAACATTCACAACCTCGTTCTCGGTAGCGTTGGCAACGTGTATGGTTGCTTTCACGGCGTCTTCGATGTAGCAGAATGAGCGTGTCTCGTCGAACCCAGTGACCTCGTAAATGCCGTCACTGATTTTCGCAATCTGGTCAGCAATAAAGTGACCGGCTTTGGAGTCTCTGCCATAGATGTTGAAGTACCGAACGATGACCCATGGGAAAGCCTTGGTGTTCGCAAGGTAGTTTTCACTTGCAATTTTGGCAATTCGATAGCTCCATCTGGCGTTATGAATGTCCTTGATATACACATCCTTCATCTCCGATACTGGCACAACAGGGTCGTCAGAAACGATCTCACTGGTGCTTGCGTAAATCACCTTGGGTGCTTTATCTAGGGTTTTAGCCCACTCGAACACATTGACATCCGATATGAAGTTGTTGGTGAGTACCTCAGTTGGGCGTTCATAGAAGTTCTTGGTTCCATTGATTGCCGAGTAGTGATAGATCACGTCCACGTCTTTCGGTAGCGATTCGAAGGACGTTGGGTCCCTCATGTCCACACTCACGAAATAGTCGCATGGCGGAATAGAGGTACTGCGGGAATGATTGTCCACAGCCCATACTTCGTTGTTGATGTCATATTTTAGTTGGGTACAGATTTCAGTACCCAGGAGCCCTGCGGCTCCTGTTACGATGATTTTCAATGATCCTCTCCTTTGAAACGTTCGTTGTCGTCAAGTACGGCTTGAATCAGCGTGAAATCCAAACCTAGGTTCTTGATCAGGTAGTTCCACGCTGACGTATCCTTGGGTAAGCAGTGACCGCCAAATGCCTTTACGTTCCTGTTGGAGCGCAAGTAGGCAGGGTTGAAGCAGGTTCTCTGCGTGATTGCATTGTATACCTTTTCATAGTCAGAGTCAAGCGCATCACACACTTCAAACGCGATATTCGCAAAGGTAATCGACATGGCATGGTGTACGTTGTTGAAGTACTTCACAACTTCGGCCTCGGTCGGATTCACTCTCGAAACTCGTTGTGGCAGGTTGCCATGGGCTTCTTCGATGATCTCGTAGTCTTCGTCACGATCACTGCCGATAACCAGCAAGTCATGGTTGTAGACGAAATCTGCAAGGGCAGACTTAGCTCGCAAAAACTCAGGTACCGAGCATAGGCGCATGAGAGGGAACTTTTTCTGAAGTCTACGGCACGTTCCAGGCTCAATCGTACTCTTGATAGCGATCAGGCCAAGATAGCCTAGATCGTTCAGCAGCTCCACTACGCCCTCGACGATAGTAGTGTCGCAACGACCATCCGGTGACTGATCGGTAGGCACTGACACAAACACGACTTGAGTATCAAGCACATCCTCGATTTTCGATTCTGGATATGCCGGATCGTAAAAGCTAACATCGTGTCCGATAGACTTCATTCCATCATACACCGCACTACCTACAGTTCCTTTACCTACTATTCCAATTTTCATATATTCTCCTTATTCCTTGCTCTTAGCCACGATGCACTCAACTCTGAATGTATCGTTTTCGTAATCTACACCGCCACGTGGGCCTTCAGTGAACACTACGCATTCAGATTCTTCATCCAAAAACTCCAGCGTATGAATCTCGTTGGGCTCACTTGAAACTAGGTCACCCAGCTCCAGGTCAACAAAGGTAGCAGGCGTCGTTTGCTCTGCATCTTGTGTCCAGTAACGCATTTTGCCCTTAGTCAACAGGGTATGCTGCGCTGTATGTTTGTGGTAGTGGTTGCCACGGATAGCACCAGGGTTATTCTTCAGTACGCACACATGATGGATATTCGTGTTGTAAAAAACGTCGGCAATGGTGCCTCTCGCATCAGTGTGAACTTCAAGCCCAGTGCCTTCAGTTGGTTGGTAAATGTTTATTCTTTTCATTGTGAAATAAATCTCGTGTTGGGGTTAATTTTAAGTATTGCGTTCTTCAGTCCTTCGCCGATATTCCAGCTAAGAACCAACGCATACGGTTCTTTGTGTAGTGCGAACTCATCATCGCCTCTGATCGGAATACGACTCAGCGGTGTGTACTTTCCTTGTTTATGTTCGCTTGCATCGGTAATGCAATCGAGCATTGAACTGTTTAGTCCATGCCAGTTGAGCCATGTGTTAGCCTTTGCAGCTGCTCCTACGCCAATAATGACAGCATCTGGTTCTTCTGTCCTGAGCTTGTAAAACGCGGCCAGCCACTCGTTCCTATCATTCTTCAGTTTCTGCTCAAGTGAAGCATAGAAGTTTGGATCGAACACGCCTTGGTATTCTTCGTACTCAATCGCATCAGCGACTTCCATGGGCATGCCTTCTCCTGACCACTTACGAGCAACCACTCGCAAACTCACTCCATGATAATCTACCTCGTCGAACGTTTCGATTTCCATGCCTACCGCGAGTAGTAGATTCCACACGCTTTTCACGGTGAAGTAGCTGACATGCTCGTGATACACTTGATCGACGAATTTGCCATTGGAGACCATCCAAGTCCAATATGGCACCTCGAAGATAAATCTACCATCATCTTCAAGCATGTTCGAGACTGCTTGAGCGAAGTTTATTGGGTCGTTCGCATGGTTGAAAACGTTATTGGCAATAACAATCTTGGCCTTGCCTCTTGCTTCTACCACTCTCTTAGCCGAGACGGTGTCGAAAACATCACACGTCGTCGGAATACCTTTACTTCTACTTATGTCGCACATCGCGCTTGAAGAATCTATTCCTAGAATCTGCTGGGCCGTATCCGCGAACTGGCCGATAAGATACCCGTCATTGCTTCCTATCTCTACTACCAAGCCATTCGTGTCAAACTTCTTCTTCACTGTCTCAGCGAATTCGTTCCAGTGATTACAAGCAAACTTCGAGTTACTAGAAGTGTAGCTGTAGTTGTATAGGTTATACCTAGCTTCAGCGTCACTGATATAACGCAGCTGCAAATGCCCTGTCTCTGGGCATAGGTAAACGTGCAATGGGAATACTGGCTCGGATAGGTTGAGCTGTTCTTCACTGATGAATGTGTCAGCATACGCATGCTGGCCCAAATCCAAAACCTTGATTATAGGATTACCACTAATCAAGCATTTATCCAGCTGTGTGCTATGTGTTATTTCATTACTCATATTATTGTACTCTTAGTGGTCCTGTTTGTCCGTTGATATCATTTTCTCTAAGTTTTACCCATGGGTCTTGTTTGCCTAGCTTTGTGTTCTCCCACCATGACGTGTCCAGTCCACGTTCTTTCATGTAAGCACAAATCTTATCGGTGTCGATGAATCTAGCAGACTGAAAAGAAATATGGTAGAAATCCTGTGGATTTTGTGGGTTGCCTTCGAGGTAATGTTTCTTGTTGGCATTTTCATCGGCGTTATTGCCAGTTAAGTCAGAACGATCATGTGTGACGTCAACCTCAATGATTTTCATAATATCCAACATGTACGCTATGGAACTCAGCTCCGTATCAATCAACTGATGGCGGCTGAGATAGCCCATTAACTCGTACCACTCGTATGGAACAATTGGGAAAATGCTGTATGGATGTTCGTTATGGGTATGAACTTTCAGTAACTTGAACTCTCCAGTGCAATCGCCAATAACTTTGTCCCAGTTCTTCGTTTCCATGATGGCATCATCGCACCACACAAACAGCCAGTTTCCGTTGGCATGTTTCGCCAGTGTGTTGTAATACCTATTTAGTCCTAAATATCCTAGTGGCTCAAAATGTATGGCTTTGAACGAAATTCCTTTCTCTTCCAAGACAGGACGAATGACTGTCTCGAAGTGATTTTGCCCTATAGTGTCGTTGTTGTCAACTCCTATGATGAACTCTAGGGTACTAGTGTCGTGCGCTAAATCGATAAGGCTAAAAACACTGTTGCTAAACGCATCAGTGCGCTTATGAGTCGATAATAGTATGGATATGTTTTGTTTTTTCATATTACTCGTGATTTATATTTACTACCTTGGAGAAATGGTTATATGCTCTAGCTGATGTCTGATCGCTAGTATCACTGCGTCTGCTACCTGTTTGGGTGTGAGGGCAATCTGATTCTCGTATTCAAACTCTATTTCCTCGTCGGTTTTTGACCCTTGGTAATTTTGCTTGAGCATGTTTGTCTTGATTTTTCCAGGACAAACTTCAGATATCACGAAGGATGGATATTCCTTCTTGAGGACATTCATCGAGTATCTAAGTGCTGCCTTTGAGCTTGCCATGAATATATTGTACGCTCTTGGGTTTTCTATGCTGGTGCTAGAAACGTATATGAAGTGTCCGTCGTCCCTCTGCTTCAGGTATTGCTTTGCCAGCAACAAAGGACCAGTGAAGTTTACGTTCACTTGCTCTGCCTGATACTGCCAATCGTTGCTCTCCAGTCCACGGTACGTTCCTCTGTTTCTGGCGGCACAATTTATTACGATGTCGAAATCACTGAGATCGACTGAGTCGACGTGTTCAAAGTTTCCTAGATTGAACTCGTCGCTAGTTGGTGCAACAACCGTGTACGTAGGTGATAGAAGTTTTTTACATTCTTTGCCTACGCCCGAACTGGCACCAGTTAGAAATATTTTCATGGTTTGTTTTTACTCTTAAAGGGACACCCAACGATTGGCTAGTATCGTTGGGTGTTGCAGTTATTTTTTCAGCGTTTCGATCATTATGATTTTGCTTAGAGCATCGCCCAAGTCCTCGCCATCGTGTATGACGTATAGCCCTGGCGGAATATCCTGATCTTTGTAACTCGTGTAAAAATTAGCCTGCACGACCGTACCGCCAACTGCCTTAGATACCGTAAGATTGAACGAATTTCCGAAAGAATTTCCGAAAGAATTTTGATAATGTGGTGATGGCAGACATTCCTCATCATTATATCTTTCTAAATTTCTTCGTAACCATCTGAAGAATCCTTTCATGTTATCTTCTGCCCGCGAAACGTTTGGTATCTTCTTCCCACATGTTCTTAGCATTTTTGCCGTTGATGAACTTGTTGTACTGTTGCCAAGCGTAGCTCTTGAAATTGTAGAGATCGGCTGGGTTATAGCGGTAGCCGTAGTCTCTGCAAAATTCTAAGAACCTTTCCAAGTCCTCAAATACATTCCTTGCCTGTGTGCTGAGTTGGTGTCTGATTTTAGCCATTGTAGTCGTCCGTTGTGTGTAATGGAATAATATTAGTTGGTCTGTGCCGGTAAAATGTAGTTATACACGGCTAGTCCAGAATCCACAGTGATCATCGCTGCTCCATCGTCGCTGATCTTGAATACCTTGTCTCCTGTGAGATCAAGAATACCGATGACCGTTTTTACTGGCCATGACCATGAATGCTTCAGGACGCCGCCGACGTCTGATTGTACCACAAAGTTGCCTGCGTGGTTAGAGTGATCGCCAAAGAAGAATTTCAGATCTTTGCCTTCAGTTTTCGCCTGGAAGTTGGTTTGCTCTGAGTTGGCTTGAGCCTGCATCTTGAGACGTTGTATTGCGGTTATCGTTGGCACGAATTCAATATGCCAGTTTACTCCTCGGAACTTAGGAGTCTTGAGCTTTTCGCTGACTAGCTCTTCGGACATGAATCGATAGTTGTTTTTGAAGTCTCCAGCGTTATTCTCAAAGTTGATACCATCTGGTTCTCCAGAAGAACGTTTAGTAAGTGATAGCTTTGCCTTGTCCTTGTATTCTTGTAAGTTGAGTAGAATTTTCAGCTTGTTGAGATTAGGCATTCCGAAGGTCCCAACGAAGTCTGCTGACGGACTGATGAATTGTCCTTCAATGACTACGGAACGATCTTCTGCCATGGCGTTGATCACGGTACTCTTTTTGTCGCCAGTGATCTTGATAATATCAACTGAGCCTAGTTCGTATGTGTGGGACACTAAGTCCAACAGGTATTCTCTCATTTAAGTCTCCTAGTTTGTGGAATTTATAGTTTACAGTGGTTATTTGTGGTTGTCAAGAAATATTCTTCTTTTTTCGATGTTTCATCGCCGGTCTGATGCTAACGTCAAAAACCTGAGCCATTTGCTGCCATAGGACAACTCTTTCATGAGCTGTCATTCCAGACGATAACAAGCAGCCTTCGTCCTTGACCAGCCCATAATCGTGCCTCCATGTGTTGCACATATCGGTAATTATCTGATCTCGCGTTTTCAGTTTTTCTTTCTTTTCCTTCATTTCAGAACTCAAATAGTGATTGAAAGGTTGTTTTGGTATCAGTGGATGCAGCCAGATCCCAGTCTAGTTCACCTAGTAGATTTTCTACTTTCTGGTCAACGATGGTTTCTAGCATTAGCTCGTCGTCAAATGGCAAAGATTTGAACCATTCTGGAAGATGCTGTTCATCAATAGGATAGGCTACGCTCGTTAGGTTAAGTGGATTGTTTCTAAGTTTACAGACGATGGTCTTCATACCGTCGACGATTGTCTTACTGTAGTTATCAGAATTCATCCGCTTCAAATTATTCCAGTTCACCGCAGCTCGGACATGGCCTGGTAGAGCAGAGTTTGGATTCTTGTTATACATCGCAGTGTACTTCGTCAGGTTATTCACCCGTTTTGGTGTTCCCTTTTCCCATGAATGTTTCTGCTTGAACTCTCCCTTGAAGGCTACTATTTTCTCGACGATAACTTCCCTGCCTTTGCCAGTTAGCAGGTCGATCAAAATCTCCATCAAGAACTCTTGCACGAACTTCGGTGTGTCGGAACGCCTAAGATCAAGTCCCATCGCTTTTACTTTGCCAGGCTTTTCAGGCGAATCATACCGTTTGCCATCCTTGTCGTAGTACATTAGCGCATAGCGTTTTTTCGTAATGAAAAGCCCCTTGGTCGCGACGATTTCTCGGCCGCCCCTGATGACCGTCCCGATATCTCTCGGACAGTGAAACGCTTGTTCCATATACACCGGAAAACTCTCATTCAAATTGTCCGAGATAGAATCATATAGCGCGACGGCTGTGTCCTTGTTCCATTCAAGATTGCCACTTTCAACGTCGTCCTTTACCGCCGGCCAAGCACTGAAATAACAAGAATCTGTGTCGCCATATACTATGGATTTACCAGTGTGTTCATACTTTCCGGTGATGCATTCGTTGATGTGTGAAGCCATGTGCTTACAAATGCTTCGTCCAGTAAGCGTGGTGGATTGTCCAATTCGCTTATCGAAGAATCGACAGTGAGCATTCAGAAGTGCGCCGTAGAGGGAGTTTAGAAGAATCTTCTTGACCAACTGACGTTTGTCCCAGTATTCTTCCTGCTTCTTATCTCCAGCGTCGATCGCTTCCTTGAGCTTAGCCTGCATCTGCTTTCGTTCGGAATACCAACGTTTCAGTAGTCCAGGAATAACCGCTTCTTTTTCGTATGTGAAGATCGTACCGTTTGCAGTCAAGCACCAAGGACGATCTCCATTGAATATGAGTTCACGAATTTGGCTTGCGGTGTACTCATCACTTGAGCCATCGTGCCAGTCAATCGTGACGTTCACATCTCGTCTGCCTTCAATAACATCCGTATATTCCAATGATGCAAATAGTCCTTCCCACGCGCCCGCAAAGCCTGAACCTGCGTCCATCTTTTTCTGAATGAACTGGTCGGTCTTGGTCTGGCGTAATTGACCCACGATGGTTTCTTCTCCCATGTTCATCGCTCGCAATACGCTAGGATACAGTGAGTTGATGTCGATGCTGCCTATATAGTCGTGAACTCCCTTTACTGGATAGGCAACGTAGGCACCAGCTGCGCGTGAATCGTCCTTGTCGCCTCTGACCTTGTCAGGTACAACCATTCCTCTATCATGTGCCTCGTTGATGATTGCTTGCTCAATCATCGCCACGGAACCCATCGCAGTCTGCAATAGCACCGTGTTTTCATGAGCGATGGTGTTGGCCAGATCGAGGAACTTAAGTTTTTCGTCGAGCTTGGCAATAATCATCACGTCTTGTCGGTTATACTCGATGAACTTCTTAAAATCTTGGTTGTATAGTTGGTCAAGTGTTCCCTCGTATTGCGTCTTGTGTTCGCCCAACTCATGTTCAGCAATCGCGTCCAAGCTATAGCTATGTCGCTCTTCGTAGGTATATTTTCTATACAGCAACATGTAGTCGGAGTGAATACGACCTGTTAGATCGTACGTGGAATGCTCGGTTCCAAACTTCTCGAATTTACGAGCTTTTGGAAACTGATTCCACAGACAAAATCTTCGAGTATCATCCTTGGAAAGAACTCTCGTGATTCTGTTTACCGTGTATGGAATATCGTATCCTTCTGAATTCCATCCCGACAGAACATCAGCGTCTTCGATCACGTCCAGAAAAGTTCGGAGTAGGTCTTCCTCGCGCTCAAACACTATAGTGTTTGAAAACTCCTTAGCAATGTCATTTGCAGTAGCCATGCTCATCGACTTAGGCGGAATAACCAACGTGATCATTTCATCCATCCACCTAAGATAGACCGAGATAGCTGTGATCGGGTTGAAGGGATCGTCTGTTGGACTGAATCCTCTCGTAGAATCAAAGTCTGTTTCGATGTCGAAGAACGCTGCATTCAATCTACTGGCTTCCTTGCCCTTGTAGTTTTCTTCTAGGCAACGGAATACGGGATTCAAATCTGATTCGAATAGCTTTTTGCCGTCGTGAGCCCTGATTTCCTTGCGGAACTCTTTGTTGCTCTTAGTAGAGAATCTCGATACCGGTGTGCCAAAAATGCTGGTAAATTTACCTCTCTGATCGTTATAGTAGAATACCCAATTGGTAGGAAAATCCTTATAGACTCTCTTGCCGTCTTCGGTGCGCTCTACAATGTGAATTCTGTCCTTCTCTTTGTCGAGCATTGCATCAACATACGACATTAGTTAGCTCTTCCTACCGTGGTGAGAATAGTCTCTAGCAGTTCATGCTCGCTTGATGCCTGGCTGAATTGCGATTTATGAGCTACCTTGATTGCCTTTTTCAACACGCTAGGCTTGATTTCGAGTTCTTCGGCAATCGCCTTGATCGTGTCGGTTAGCCCGCCGTTGAGAATTTCTATCTCAGCCATCACCGTCATTCCTTCGTTGATGACTTGGTTCAGCTTGATTTTTTCGTCGGCAGTGAATACTTTATCAGACATTTGATATCTCCAGTTTAGTGTATAGGAGTGTACAGTGTACACGGTTTGGGGTTGAAGTCAACTCGTTTTGTCGACAATAGTAAAGTCGAAGTCTGGAATATACTGGTCAATCAGCTTCCATTCTTCGTCGGTTATTTTGTAAAATCCGCACAATGATTTGTCGTCCCACTCTCTGTCCAGTGGCGGTACAGGAACAGTTTCAAGGTAGCGTTTCAGGTAGACGTGCTGTGAGATCTTGTTGATCGACACTCCGAACCTGGCAAATTTCGTTTTCATGAACGATATAAGAGACTTCTTCTCCGACTCGGTGTCGATGTTGAAGCATAACAATCTAGGATTTGACAATTCGTCTAGGTTGGTTCCTCGGTAAAACATAGTAGCGAAAATTTCGCCAAAAAATCTAGTTCGATCGTATGATACCGCAGTTCCGGCTACTTCCGGTGCAGCAACAAACGAACGTCCTCTATGCTTACCTGCAATGGTAGCCAGTGTTTTGCTTTTTGGTAGTTTACAATACTTGTCGATCAGATTCAAGTGTTCCGGTGTTGGTTCCCATAGTCCTGATGGTGCGTCGTCGATGCGATCTATAAAATAGGAGTTGCCAGTAGTATCGTAGTGCAGTTCGATTTTACCTTCGTGTCTCCCGCGAACCTGGGTTATCACCAGTGGACAAAAGAAACTTGCTTCCTCGAAAATGGCATTGCCATTAAATAGCGTTATCTTCTTGACTCGCTTCCTAAGCACGTCCTTTACCTGTTCGCCAAGTTCAGACGTCACTCTGAACAGCCATCCACCTGGATGAATCAGAGACACGGTAGGAGCTAGTTTGCAGCTCATTACTAGAAATTGTAGATGGATATTTTTGATATAGGGTGGGTTCCCTACCACAACGTCGAATTTCATTTTATCCGCTTGAATGAGGTTGAAGAGGTGCCTGATTCGACTAGGCCGGTAGCGAATCAACTTCGTCAGGCTCAGGCTGGCCTTACGCCTTAGGCTGCAATCGCAGAACGGTCCTAAGGGGATACTGTATTTATACTCTGCCTGGGTAGTCGGGTGGAATTGTCCTCATTTTCATTCCATGGTCGTCGTCGCCCGTCGGCATGACAAGCCCAGGTCTGCGCTTGAGACGCATATCTTTGTACCGAGTGTAATCGACATAGTGATGCTCCCTACCGAAACGCCACACGAGGTCGGTCACATCCGGATGAACTTCTTTGAGCATTCTACTCTTGGGCGCAGTACCTTCGTGTGAATAGAATTCAGCAGTGTTGCCGCCACCTATGACCTGCGTCCGTAGCTTGTCCTGCAAGAACGCGTTGAACTGCACAGTGCACCACTTTGCCTTGAGCATGTCAAGACTGAGAATAGTATCCTCGTTGTACCTCCCACGCCATCTGAATGGTACATCGTTTCGGATGAGATTGCAAGAGTAAATTCTGGTGTTGGTTACGAATGGCGGTATATTGCTATTCTGGGGTGCAAAAGAGCGATAGTTTGGGCCCGCCATAGCCACGTTTTCATAGCGTTCGACGAACTCTTCCATGCACCTGAATATAGTGCCATCGCATACCTTGATCTTCAGGTTGTTGTTCAGGCGAAGGAAGTTCCTGATGTTGTCGTCACTGACCCAGTGCCAGGCAAACCCATTGCTTATCGCATGATCCCATGCAAAGTTTCGCGCGGGTCCTGGTCCAGTTGAGCGGGTTTGGCCCAGATCGTCACATAGCTCATAGTCCAGCTTGTACTGCTGGTCCAGAATCAGTAGCTTCTTTGGATCCATCACCGCTGCGTAATCTGCATAGTCCGACTCCTCAATCACAACGTAATGAGGCACCTTCATGAATTCAAGTGCGCGAACGGTGAGCCTAGTGTCTGCTCTTTTCTTCGAGACAACGTAGTAAGGATAATGTGGTTGACTCATGGTAGTTTCTCGTGGTTAGGCGTCTGGATGCTCATCGTTTTCAGCGTCATAGTAGAATAGGTCTGACACATGATTCGTCAGTCGGTCAGGGAACCATATCGACTTTGTTTTTTTCGTTAGGCTCTGTTTCACGAGACGCGAGAATTCCTCGACTCCTTCTTCGTCCTCGAAGGACACAATGATCTGTCGATACGCTGTTTTATCGGGTTGCTTGAATTCGGGCATGCCCTTCCATTCAGTCACTTTCTCGTCGGTGTCTTCAAACTCGAATAGGGGATTGTTGCTCATGTTGGTCTCCTGTGTTATTGTACGTAGAGTAGTGTACTCTGTGCTGAAACCTAAGTCAAGTCCTTTTTGATAAATATTCTTATGAAATCTGTACTCCTATTTTTCTTCTACTGCCTCGCCGTATTGGCAGTCCTATCTTTCATCATGGTCGAACTGGCCGAATTTATTCGTAGCTTCTTCAAACCCTGAGTTTAAGTTAAACTCTTGAATCTAAAGACAAAAAAGACGAAATGACCACTTGACATGGTTTTGCAGTTGGTATAATATACACCTTCATGCGAATATTCGGGGATAGCCGGCCCCACTACTAATACGGCAACGGTATACCTTTCTTACAGGTGAAGGAACGTGATTCTGAGCGTCGCACTCGGTCCTCAACTCGCTACCCTAGATGTCACAGTTTAGGATGCCCTGTCGCATAAGAGCGACTAAAAATGACTCACCAATGTGAGATTCATCGTTTGAAGTTGAGAGAAGCGGTTGGATCAATAGTAATTGAGATCGGTAGGAGCTTGACTATAACAATAATAAAAATCAAAAATCATTCTCCGGTGGTTGTCCACAAAGACCATGACGACACTGACACCGCAGTCGTCTTAAAAATCGTAGTAGGTGGGGTAAGGTACAGAGCCCAGAGTCCAGGACAACCGATGTAAATACCTACTGTCGTGTGGACGAAGAATACTCAGCGAGTAATGCGAAGTCTTGACACCTGCAAGGGTGTCAAATAGCCTTCAGAAGCCTAGCGAGACAGTAAATAGGAAGTATCATCTTGATATGATAGTTAGAAGTGTTATGGTTAATTCATATTCAAGAAAAGTAAAAGAGGGAGATTCATTCTCCCTCTTTTAGATTGTTTACAATCTCGTTTCCTTAGATAGCAATAGCTCTACCGATAATGAATATCCTCGAGCTTTTTAGGGATATCACCATTTGCGTCTTTCTTTGACTGCACCAACAGCTCCTACTGGTCCTTTAGCTGCCATTGCGTTAGAGAAATAGCTATCCATTGCTTCGTGATCGGCTACTCCTGCTCCTTTCGTTGTCGCTTGATTGACAGCCGTCATCGTTTCTGCGTTGGGGAATCCTTCCAAGTTCACTTCCTGTCCCCATGTTTTCGACTTAGGGATCCTCTTGGACCCTGGGGTGTAGTATTTTTGCCAGTCCTTTTTATTCACTGGACCTGCACGTTCTGACATGTCGTCGACGTGTCCTTTAGGACGAACACCGTATTTACCGGTTTCAGGATTGTAGTACGTCTCTTGCTCGCCCGACTTGGCTTTCTGTCCTACACTTTTGACTTTAGCGTCGAACGAAGTAGATGGCAGACCTGCATTTTTCTCAAACTTTTCTTCCCAATCCTCGTCGTCCCAGTAGTCATCAGATTCGTCGATATTCTCCTCGTCCGATGAATCGCCGATGATAGCTTTAATCTCGTCGACTCCTCGTATTCCTATCACATGCGCTATTTCCCACACATCATAGCCCTTGTCATTCATACTGTGAATGAGATCAATTTCTTGTTTAGTGAAGTCGTCCTCGCCGTCTTCTTCGTGCATATGACTTTGCCAAGAACCTTTGAGCTTCTCGACACCGCTTCCGTGTTCGAATAAATCTTGTAAAAACATCTTTACTTCTCCTGGCAGTAGTCTGAGTTCGTTTCTTGCTCACCTTTGTTCCCGCGTGAAGCCATGAATAGGTCCATGAGGGAGGTAGCGTGGTCGAGGTTGTCGAATCGTGTGGGCAGGCAGCGACCATTGTGTCGAATCTCGAACCCACGATTTTCGTCACCGTGAATTTCGCATACCCGACCATCCTCTAAGGTTACCGACTTGACAGGATGCGCGTTACACTCGTAAGTAGGGTTGATCGCTGGTGCGGTTGGAGTCTGGGTTATAGGGTTTTCTTGCGTGGGATCTTCGTCGATCGTCAGGCCATGACTTGACTTACTCTTGGGTAGTATATCCGAATCACGCTTGACGCGCTTTTGGATGTCACGGTCCTGGGCAATCTCGTCGTCGATCTGCTTTAGATAGTCCAGCAATCCGCGCTTGACATTGCTCAAAAGATCCTCAGCCATTTTGCTTTCTTCGCATCCACCGACCGCGTATCCTGCCATAGGATTCTTGGGATCGGTTTTTGCTGTCAGTACGGCTACGGTTTTGGGCTTGAAATTGGCCGGTAGTTGGTGGGCTTTATTTTGAGCAGAAGTCAAGTTATTTTTCGCCTCCTCAATCGCCTTCAGCCTGTGAAGAATGTCGCTCATGTCGCTCATGGCTTAGGTCCTCTGGTCTTTCAGAATGCTCTTCATCATCCAGGCCTTCTTGCCATGCGCCGAAATCCTCTCGGCAATGAAGTTGGCAATGTCTTGCTGATCTTCGTCGTTGGCAGAGTGGAAGCACTGGTACAGCAGATCGATCATAGTTTGATTGTCAGCCATAAGTTCCTCTATCATGATTCTGGAGCGAGGTATTTGTGTTTGGTCTGTTATCAGCGACAACTCACTGAAACGAGAAAAACTTCCAGGTGGGTTGGAATCAAGCGTTCTGATATACTCTGCGATTGAATCAATTGCCGAATAAGCATCCTCGTAAATATCACCAAAGAATGAATGCAATTGTATGAAGTCAGCCCCCTCCACATTCCAGTGGAAGAACTGAGCTTTGATCACATAAGCATAGTCGGTAGCCAATAATGTCTTTAAATCATCTGATAACATAATAGTTCCTTAATAATAGTATTTATCGCAAATTTTTATTCTGGCGTTTCCACTGCTTGACTGATTTCTTTATCCAATCTGGAGTGTTGGGAAATTCTTCAGATGTAGAATTGCCGCTCAATAGGGCCCCACCGTTTCTTGATAACATACCCATGGGCTGCGTACTAGTAGCGATCGCACCACTGCATGTTGCACCTGCCGATGCGTTCTCGTTGACATTCTGAGAACCAACTTTATAAAACTCGTAATATTTGTGACCCATACCTTCGTCCGAAGTCTCTAGTTTGAAGCCTAACCTAGGCATCATCCCAGCCATTCTGTCATACAACTTTTTGCGACTTGGCTCGTTCGATGAGGCTTGAAAACAAATACGTTCGACTTGAGGGTGAGTCCTTATAAATTCTTTTACTATGGCTACTACTGTGGCGAATATTGAATATGCGTCTTGACCTCTTTCGCCAGACTTATCCATTCTTTCACCGACCTCGAATGCTAACTCCCAGATATCGTCCTCGTCCTCATCGAAACCCTCTAGCATCACGAAAAGCACTTTGGACTTTATCCCGTCTCTAGTCTTGAATATGTAACTAACGTATTCGTTATCATTATCATTCAGTGTAAATGGCAGAGGTTGGTCAAACACTTCGTTGACGACAAATTCAGGGTCCGGAGTTTTGAAATCTTTCTTCTTCATGATAGTCTTAGCAACAAGCGTCTTGCCATTTCTTCCTTTGTTCATGACGAATGGCATATTGACCGAAGTTTTCGTATCTTTCATCACTGCTTCGTCGCCAGCATCCATATCAGCTATGTCATCGCCGTATTTTTCATATTCCTTGCGGAGAAGGCGAATGAGTTGAGCGCTGTTGATACCAGGAATACCGTTTCTAGGATCGTTCACACGTTCGACAAAGTGCTTGGTGAATTCGACATCAATATCGTAGTTTTGCCATAGCTTGTCTGCGAACGCGTCGACGTCCGACAGTTGCGATATTGATACGTCCTCTGCTATTCTCTTGATTTTTTTCATGGTATTTCCCGTAGTCTATTTTAGCAGTTTCAAAGCTTTCTTGCCTTGCAAATTGGTTTATCTTGTTTATCTTCTGGGTGTCTCCCGTCAGCAAAGTTTTCCTTCATTTCTTTCTTTTTTCTTTCTGCAACTGATTTTACCCAATCATCAAATCTTTTTCGTTTTTCTTCATCAGTCCATTTTCTTTCTGATGGTATTGGTCTATTCCTATTAGACCCAGGAAAATTTCTTAATTTAGAATCCGAAAAAGATTCTAACGTGGAAATTCGGGATTCTTCAACTGATTCATTAGGCACACAGTTATTAACACGAATGCCACCATTGATCTTAGTGCCTTCCTTGTGTTTACCTTTCCAGCACTTGGGATCTAATCGTTGTTTCATCTCAGAGAGCATCTGCTCACCTAACACAATTAATTCGCGCATTTCTTCGATGCTCTCACAATTCCATCTACGCAATGCTTTATTAATATTGCTATTTGGATCTCTTTTGGTCTTGGCACTAGTACGATGTTTTTTCATACCAGACATTCTAGCACAAAAACTCTTTCGTCTTTTTGCCGCCTTACTGCCTTTTTTTAGTTTACTAGGAGGCGTGGTCACCGC